GATTAAGGAAGTACAATATAATGTCTAATGAAGAGAAAGAGAAGGAAAAAGATAAATCAATATATAATTACAATATGATCTTCAACAAGATTGGTAATGATACCAGCGAAGATGATATTAAATTTAATATAGACTTAATAAGTGATATTGATTTACGAAACTTTCACCCTAAGCGATATGAATATTATACAAGTTTACTTAAAATATATAACGAAGACCCAGATACATTATTTAATTTATTGAATAAATATAATAAAATAAAATATACAAAAGAAGATGAGAAGATATTAATAAGGCAAATATATGATTATGCTGTAAAATATAAAAATGCAAAAGATAGAGAGGAAAGAGAGGAGAGAGAGGGTAATCATCCTCATACAGGAGGGGCACCACAATCATATGATAAGGATGGTAAATTAATGAAGACAGCAAAAGAAATTGCAAAAGAAGCAATTGCAGTTGAGAAATTAAAAGAAAATGTAATTGAAAATATTGAACAAGGCACAAGTAAAAAAAGAGATCAAGTACAACCATCTACTGAAAAGAATGATAATATTGAGAATTTAATAGATTATCTTATAAAAAAAATAGATCATGCTGATAATCCGAATGAAGTTGGTGTATCAGTTACAAAATACATTCGTGATAAAGCAGATGATGATATGATTACGAGGACATCATCATCTGCAACAGATACATCAATAATACCACAAACAAATACACAAACAAAACCAACAAATACACTAATACCACCACCAACAAAACCAATAACACCACCACCAACAAAACCAATAACACCACCAACAAAAACACCACCAACAAAACCAACAGCCGGAAAAGAAATTGACGAAGATAAATTATTAGACGAGGCTATTAAATTATCATTGGAATTTATAAAAGGAAACTTTCATGCAACTGAAGAAGCAAAAAGCACGATAGACAGTTCGTTAGAATTAATGAATGACATTATAGAAAATAATGGTACAAAAAGCATGGTAGACAATTCTTTAGAATTAATAGAAGATATTATAAGTAACAGTAAATTACAACAAGGTGGTGGCAAACAAAATAGAAAAAGAGGCGGTGCATCTCAAAATGCGGATGAGTATGAGGATGATGAATTAAAAATGCGATATTTAGATACAAAACGCTATAATTATGTTGATAATAAAAAATTGGATGAATATAGGGATGTTCAAAAAAAACGAAAAAACAATATTGCCCCTATAAAAACAAGTAATAAAATAGAGCAATTATCTAATGATATTGATGTATATAATATTCAAATACCTAAAACAATTGATGATGATAAATATATTATTCAACAAATAAGAAATTTTGAGAATGACCCTAAAAATCCTATAGAAGAATTAGCTTTAACTTTTGATGATAGAATTGTATTTATTATTGCTACTTTTTTTATTAGATATATAACTATAATTATGGTTCAATGGTGTATAGATATTAATATTATTAAAACATTTTACGAAGGATTTATATATTATGCTATTATATATATATTAATTTTTTGGTTTATTGTGCTATTTGTTAATATAGATAATACATATGATGTTAAATATTTGAACTTCAACGGAGTTATAAATAGTATCCGTACATTATTTTACTATTTTTATATGGGAACTAATGGAATATCTCGGCTACTTATTCATACATCACTAATATTAATATTAATAGTAATACCTATAATATTAAATATTAAAAGCAAGTCTGAATTTAAAGAGGATGATCAAAATGAAGCAGTCGTAATACTTGCTTATGAAGAGCGAAAGAAACTATCAAAATCTCTATCATTATTTACAATGTTTATATGGTTATTTACAAGTATAATAGCAACCAAATTTTAATATATTATATATCTCTAATTATTTTAGAAAGGATACAAGTAAATGGATGGGGATCTACGCTATATATCCTTGCAATATATTAAAGGGGACAATTATGAGGAAATAACATGTTTTAAATATGAAGAAATTGTAGCACTCTTATGCAAAGGCGATGCTGATCAGCTTAAAATAAAATTAATCACTAATCCTAAAAAATTATTAGATGATTTGATTGATACAAAAGAAGAAATCAACTGTAAAATTGGTGAAAGTTTTTTAAATGATTTAGTCAACTATTATAATTTTAAAGATATAATGAGGCTTTTAATAAAAGCTAAAAAATGTAAAGAGGATATTGGATATGATGATAAAAAGGTTAATGATAAAGATAAACCTCTAATAAATACATTAGAAAAGCTAAAAAGCTCAATAGATAATCTTCCTGAATTTAGTATTTATATGAAAATTACCAAAAATTATATAGCAGATATTATTAAGACATTAATAATATTGGAAAATATTGAAGATGTTGAGTATGATGAAAATGATGTTTATAAAGAAGACAAAAAAAATTTATTAGTTAAGCTTAAAATTGCAATACAACCTATTACAAAAGAATTTAAAATAGATGGTGATGTATCTAATAATCGTTTAAAATCTGCGGCTACTTATATTAAAAAGAAGGTTAGAGGAGAAAGTACTGAAGACTTAGAGCGTTATGCTGATTTTAAAAAAAATATAAAAGAACTTGAAGAAAAAAACCTAACTGATTTATATGATCTTTTACTTAAAAAAAACCCAAATGATTTAAAAAAAAATAGAGAAGTTTTAAATGAACTTATGAGATTGTTTAATACCTATATTAAATATTGTAAAATTAATATTGAAAAATATGAAAAACTTTTCAAGTATAATGAAATAAGTAATATTGATGATGCATTTATGATTGAGTCGTATTCAAAATTTTTAAAGAAATTAAAGAAATTAAAAGAAAATTTGGAAAGCAAAGATAAAGGTAAATTAAAGCGTCTTTTGGTTAACTCATTTAACAAATTATTTCATAAATATGGTATTGATCCAAATAAAACATTGGAAGAGAAAGATTTAGCATACATATCATCACTGATATTACAGTAAGCATCATGCAAATACTTGTTTATTTTTACTAATATATATTATTATTGCTTAAAAATATGAAAAAAATAAATGAATAGAAAGTAATGTAATAAATGTCATAAATGTCATACATATAATTTAATTGGAATAGGCAAGGCCGCCCATACCAGAAAGGATACGAAGAACATTGTAATTAACCGCATATACACTTATAATACCTGGGACACTTGTGGATAATGATAAAACAGCGGTATCAATACGAGACATATTAAGTGTGCCACTGGGTTGATGTTCCTCTGGTTTAAGGGCAAAGGAATATACATTGATACCTTGGTGAAACTTGTCAGGAGTATTTTCGTGATGCTGATAGGGTTGGACGAGAGAGAAATAATCACCTTTGCGAGTTGCAAAGCGATCATTGCCGTTAAGCATAATCTTTGCATTAGTAACTGGATTGGTAGAGTCAAGATGGTCGTTGTTAGTAACTGAAGTATTACCACCAGTTGAGTAATTATTCCAATATACACCGGAACTCTTCTTAACAGTCCATACTAATTCCTTGCAAGGATGGTTGAAATTCATTCTAATGCTTTTCATTGAATCACCAGAAGTAGTTATAGAGTCAGCGCCGGTGAATTGAAGTTGTTCAATAAGGTATTCATGAGATAGCTGAGCGAATCGGCGGCGTTCATCAGTATCAAGGAAAATGTAATCAACCCATAGATTAGCCTTATCTAAAACAATAGTTCCAGTAAGAGCGTCATTAGCTTCGTAAGAAGACAAGTTAGTTGTTTTAGTTTCTTCCTCAAAAGTATAGTTCTTATCACCCTTATCTAACATAAAGCCATCGCTTTCAAATTCAATATTAATTTTGACTTCGTGATATTGAAGAGCGATTAAAGGAAGAGCGAGGCCAACATTGCGACAGAACCAGAACTCAAGGGGGACATATAATTCATATGACTTTAAGGATGCAAGTTTAGTAGCGATATTTCGCGAATTAGCACCAACCATAACATTATATCCATCACGCTTTCCAACGGGAAGTGAAAGTTCGTTCCATATATATAGCCATTCCGAGTAATGCTTATCAATGCGTTGACCACCGATTTCAAGTTCTATGGTTTTTAAAAGTTTTTGACCAAAATTAGGAACAAGAGCAACAGCATGAGTTGATGATGTGTTTTTAATTACACCGTAAAAATACACACGATGAATTAAATCACCATTACGAGTTATTTGGAAACTTACGCGAGAACCGAGAGAACTATTACCGGTAGCTGTTTGTTCAATAGCCTCAATGGCAAAGTTAGTATGGCGACGATATACAACTTTGAAGAAGGTAATTTGAGGATTACCAGTTAAATAAACATCCTGTGCTCCATAAGCTACTAATTGAAGAAGACCACCACCCATTTACGCTATATTCTTTATACTATTAGAGGAGAAAAAAAAAAGGCCATTATTACATTCATTACAAATCATTTTTAATATAAGGTAGTTATAATCATTATATTTAATATTATCATTATTAAAACATTATAGTAATGTACTAATATACTAATATTACTTTAATTAGAATATGCTAATCCACCCATACCAGAAAGGATACGGAGAACATTGTAATTAACAGCATACACATTTAAAGTTGTGTTAGTATCAAATCCAGTTTGGAAATCAAGAGAAAGAGTAGCAGTATCAATACGGGACATATTTAGAGTTCCACTTGGTTGATGCTCTTCGGGTTTAAGGGCAAATGAATAAACATTGATACCAGCATTAGTTGGTATATTTTCGTGATGTTGGAAAGGTTGTACGAGATTAAAGTATGAACCAGGGCGGACAGAAAAACGGTCATTACCATTAAGTATAAGTTTAGCTAGAGCAACCGGATTTGCTGAAGCTGAAGTAACAGCATTATTATGTAATAATTGCAAGTTATAATTATAAGGGATAGCAGCAATTCTATTAGTTCCTGATATATTTGTAGTATAATTGAACCAATTTAAATTGTCACTTAGAGTGTCACCTGATTTCTTATTAGCAACCCATATAAGTTCCTTGCAAGGATGATTAAAGGAGAGTTTAGAGTTTAATTTAACAGATGATACAGATTCAGAACCGGTGAATTGAAGTTGTTCTATTAAATATTCATGGGATAGCTGGGCAAATCGGCGGCGCTCGTCAGTATCAAGGAATACATAGTCAACCCATAGAGTAGCTATTGGGAAGGTAAGTGCAGCATCAGCAGAACCGCGGCATAATTCAGCAGTTTCAAATTGGAAGTTAATCTTGACTTCGTGATATTGAAGAGCGATTAAAGGAAGAGCAAGACCAACATTGCGACAGAACCAGAACTCAAGGGGAATATATAGAGTTTGACCATTTAAACTGTGTCCAGTTTTACCGACCATTTTATTATATCCTGCGCGCTTTGATTTAGGTAGAGAAAGCTCATTCCATATATATAGCCAATGTGAATAATGTTTATCTATTTTTTGACCACCAATTTCAATTTCAACATAATTAATTACACGGTGTCCATAGAATGGGCATAAATGTTTAGCATCAGTAAGTTTAAGAGATAGATACATACGATGAACTAAATCGCCATTACGAGATATTTGACAAGTTACACGATTGCCATATCCAGGAGTTCCGTTGAAGGTTTGTTCAATAGCTTCAATCGCGAAATTAGTATGACGACGATATACAACTTTGAAGAAGGTAATTTGAGGATTACCAGTTAAATAAACATCCTGTGCTCCATAAGCTACTAATTGAAGAAGACCACCACCCATTTACGCTATATTCTTTATACTATTAGAGGAGAAAAAAAAAAGAACTAAATAATACACCTATTATATTTAACAATTTAAAATATAATTTATAATACATAATATTTAATTTGAATAAGCTAAACCACCCATACCTGATAATATACGAAGAACATTGTAATTAATAGCATATATGTTGATACCATCATATGCAGTGGCAGTGGCACCACCTGTAAATCCAGTAACAAGACCAGTTTTAGTAGTAACCATAAGAGTGGCAGTGTCAATGCGAGACATATTTAGAGTTCCACTTGGTTGATGATCCTCGGGTTTAAGTGCAAATGAATAAACATTGATACCAGGATTACTTGGGATATTAGTATGATGTTGAAAGGGTTGGACAAGTGAAAAGTAGGTTCCGTCACGAATGCTGAAACGATCATTGCCATTTAATTGAAGTATAGTTTTCTCAAAAGGGGTTGATGCTATAGGTGAGCCGGTAGAATTTGTGAAATTGAAACCAGCCATATAATTTGAAGAATTAAAATCAGTAATATAGTCAGGTTTTGCTCTGGGATATGCATCAGTTATTATAGAGGTTGTTAAATCTACTTTGTCAGTATCAGTATAATTATACCACGATGCCTTCTTTATATAATTATTAGGTTTGGCGACCCATATAAGTTCCTTACAAGGATGATTAAAGTTAAGCTTAACGCGTGTAGTGGTGCCGGCACCAAGAGTTTCAGTTCCAGTGAATTGAAGTTGTTCAATTAGGTATTCGTGAGATAGCTGGGCAAATCGGCGACGCTCATCAGTGTCAAGGAATATATAATCAACCCATAGAGACACATCAGTTAGTTCCTTAACAGCACCATCACTTCCTTGTACAAATTTTTCATCTGTAGTATCACCTTCAGCAGTTAATGTCATAAGACAGTTATCCTTTGTTTCAAAATCAATCTTAATCTTGACTTCATGATATTGAAGAGCGATTAAAGGAAGGGCAAGACCAACATTGCGGCAGAACCAAAACTCAAGGGGAATATATAGAGTAGTAGTGTTTGATGATGTAATATCTTTATCAGCACCAACCATAGTATCGTAACCGTAGCGTTTGCCACGGGGTAGGGAAAGTTCATTCCAGATATATAGCCAATCGGAGTAATGTTTATCTATTTGTTGTCCACCAATTTCAATAAGAACTGATTTAATGAGACGAAGACCAATATAATTGACATATCGCGCGCCTACACCAGCAATTTGGTTAGCGGAAGTTATATCAATTTTAGGTAAGGTAACTTGAAGATATACGCGATTAATTAAATCACCGTTACGAGATATTTGACAATTTACAGTTTGCCCGTATCCAGCAGTACCGTTAAATGTTTGTTGGATAGCCTCAATAGCAAAGTTAGTATGACGACGATATACAACTTTGAAGAAGGTAATTTGAGGATTACCAGTTAAATAAACATCCTGTGCTCCATAAGCTACTAATTGAAGAAGACCACCACCCATTTACGCTATATTCTTTATACTATTAGAGGAGAAAAAAATATCAATTAAATGTATGTATTAATATATATGTATTAATATATTTATTATATAAAAATTAATATTAATAATTCTATTATAAAGATGTTCAAAGAAAAATCATCAAAAAAAAAATATATTTCTGACAATAATGAGGTTTTTACATTAGATGCGATGCATAACAATATTATAAAGAAATTTGAGGTTACAAACAAGGACAAGGAAAACTACAAGATATTGTTATGTGATTTAGAAAATCAGTCAAACCTTATTATGGAAAATATAGAGACATCTAAAAATATTCACGACAAGGAATATATAAATATTTTATGGACGAGCAATATTATTATAAGAGAGAAAATAATTGAACTCAAGAACAATATCAAAGAGTTAGATTCATATAATGAAGTTGAATATTATAAAAATACAAGTTATATATTATTTCAATATTATGATACTGTTGAGAAGCAGTCTAACATAAGTAATACGCATGCTTCAATATCTAATGGTGTATGTATTTCTTCAAGCGAATTGCTAAGCAGACAGCCTAAGATATACAAAAATGATTCTAAAAAGAAGCGTTCGTCTGTTTCGGCTACTACAATAAATGTATTAGATGCTCTCAATAATTTAAATATAGAAAATAATTTAATTAGCGATAATAAGCAAAATAAAAATAGCGATATAAATAATCTTAATAATAATCATATAAATCCGTATATTCATAATACAAATGCTAACCCATATAGTAATAGTTATAGTAATAATAGTACGAACACCTATGAATATTCAAATAGCACAAAGGATAATATTATTGACAAGAGTTCTCTTGTTGATAAATACATGTCTATAATAAATAAAAAGTATGTTAGAAATGTTGAAGAGGAGGATATAGAGATATGTAAAATTTGCAAAAATCCAATGACTTGCTTACAACATGATGCTATAATTATTTGCAATATTTGTGGTTATCAAGAATTACTTCTTGTAGAGCAGAATAGACCTATATTAAAACAAAATACCAAGGATACATCTCATTTTAGTTACAAGCGTATTAATCATTTTAGGGAATGGTGTAATCAAGTTCAGGGTAAGGAGAGTACAGATATTCCTGACGAAATATTTGAAAAGATTTTAACAGAAATAAAGAAAGAGAAGATCATTGATACTAAAACGATTACATATAACAAGATGAGGGACATACTCAAACGGCTCAGGATAAATAAATATTATGAGCATATTAATTATATTATTAACAGAATAAATGGAATACCTACACCACAATTTAGTCAAGACCTGGAGGATAAATTATGCAATATGTTTAGAAATATTCAGGCACCATTTTTAAAACATTGCCCGAAAGATAGGAAAAACTTTTTGTCATATAGTTATGTTTTATATAAATTTTTTCAAATATTAGGATTAAATGAATATCTTAAATATTTCCCATTATTAAAAAGTAGAGAGAAACTATATGTACAAGACCAAATATGGAAGAAAATATGTTTAGAACTCAATTATGAAATAATACCTTCTTTATAAAATAACATTATCGTATTATTTTATCATATTAAATTCCGTTGGGAAAACCAACCATCCTGAAGCCGGCACCTAAACCAACGCCTTGTCTTGCACCAGCTGAAACCGCCGGAGATAGCAGGTCAAGAACTGAGAAGGTACAAGCAGCAGTTAATGCAAGCATAAATATTTCACTCAAATCTAATTTATTATTAGGTAATATAAGGGCGACAAAAGCGACTATAAGACCTTCAAAAGAATATTTAAGAAGTCTTATTACAACATCCCAGAAATCTACTGAATATTCCATTTTATATTAATTATACTATTATAATAATATAAAATATTTTTAAGTATACTCAAAAATTAAATATATAAATATAAATATAAATATATATAAATATATATAAGATTTATAATATATAATATTATTAGAAAGATAGTATAAATGTCAGCAGAAGAAAGCACTAATGTTACAAGCGTTAAGGAAGTAGATTATTTGGATGAGGATAAACCTATTAGAGGACAGAACTTTGTGTTGCTATCCTTTTTGAGTCCTGAAGATGTTCTTGTTAATAAGGAGGCTTATATGTTCAACAAATTTATTAGTAAATTTAGCGCAGATATGACTACTCTATTGGATGGTATTTTATCAAAACATAGCGATTCAAAAGACTTTGTTGATTCTATAAAAGAGAATAATGCGTATATCTTCAATCCGAAAGATATGAGCGAACAATATGGATTTTTCAAATCTGTTAATAATCAAGACTTGGAAACATCTTATCATCGCGATAATAACTTTGTAACATCTATCAGAGGCATCAAAGTTCGTGGTGTATTTGATACTATTGAAGAAGCCAAGAATCGCAGTGAATTCGTTAAGAAACTTGATAATAAATTCAATATTTATATTGCTCAAGTGGGTTGCTGGTGTCCTTGGTCTCCTAACCCGGATTGTTTGGAAAATCAAGAATATGCTGAGACACAACTAAACACACTAATGAAAGAGTACAAGAAGAATATGAATGACAAGGATGTTGTCTTTGAAAATAGAAAGAGTTCGCTATTTTCAGCTGCATCAGAAGCTAATGCGGCGAATGCTGCGAATGCGGCTAACGCAGGTAATTCCATAGTTTTTGAAAATGATACTGAAGTTGTACCGACAGCGGATACTGAAACGCTTCCTGTAGAAGCATCAAATAATGATCCTGATACTATTGAAATGTCTGAGGTACAAAAGAGTATTGAACAGGTTGATGCATGGAGTTCTCAAAAACTCGGTATTCAGTAAGTAATTCAATATAACTCATTAAATCTAATAATTTTTCTTATTCCTTATTATTAAGAAATGAAAGCAATAGCAGTATTTTTATTATTCATAGGGTCTATAATGATTATTCAAGGATATTATAATAATAAATCAGTATGTAAAAAAGACAAAGTAGTTGTTAAATATATACCAAGAAGTATTTATGAGGAACAATTAAAACCCGAAGAAAGTCTTCAAACATTTTACAAAGGTATGTTTGAAGATATTTTATTACACTAATGTTTTATTTTTATCCTTAATATTAGTAAATGGATATATTAAAAGACATTGAAAAAAACTTTCTAAAAATTAATATATATGACAAAAATGCTGATAATGGAAAGATGAATATAATTAAAAAACAGATTAGCGATTATTTTAAATACAAAAGTGATCAAAACAATATAATTATGTTAAAAAAGCAGAAATATAACGAAGATTATAAGAATGCAAGAGAACTAAATAATTATAACTATGAATTATTTTTAGAGGAAAAAAGAAATTTACATAACATATTTAAACAAACAAAAACTTTAGCATCATTATATGAATATTTAAATTATAAGAATGCCAATTACGCTGATATTCATGATATATATACCTATGAATATATAAACTTTCCCGAACACGAGAAGCGTGAGGAACGCAAGGAACAAGTTACTGTCGCACCCTCTAAAAAAGGCATTGTATGCCCTGAAGGTAAAATTCTAAACCCTAAAACTAATAGATGCATAAAAGACCCTGCAGCAAAAAAGGTTAAACCGGTTAAGAAAGATTCTAAGAAAAAAGATGTTGTAGATAAAGAACCTAAAAAGGAAGCCGATAAGGCTATTGTAAAAATAAAAGAATGTCCGGAAGGTAAAATACTAAATCCCAAAACTAATAGATGCATCAAAGATGTTAATTATAAACCGAAGCCTAAATAAAAATTATAAAATAGATAATTAAATAGGATATTATGGTAAAAAATATTCAAGATAATAAAACATTTAGAATAAACTGGATTAGCTTTATATTAGCTTTTATATTAGGGGCTATATATGTGTATATTTCATCACCACCTATAAGAAATGTTATAAAATATCCTACACCTTATAATGCAAACAAAATAGTATATAAGAATAATGATAATCAATGCTATAAATATAGCGCGGAGGAGGTTAAATGCACGGCGTCTGCCTTAACACAGCCTATTATATAGGAATGTGAAATATGTTTTTTTGATATTTATTTTTTTTTAAATTTTTATAAATTAGAATGGATAAAAAAGGGTTTGGAAAAGGACTTATAAAAGATCTAAAAGACCGCGGTGGGTTAAGAGTAACAATAGACAGATTGTTTTATGATGATACAGGACAGATAATTATTAGTGCATTGTTTGGACTTGCGTTAGCTCTGTTATTTAGGCGTATATGCAAGGATAATTGTGTATTGTATTCGGCGCCTGATATTAAAGATATAGAAGGTAATATATTTAATCTTGAAGATACTTGCTATAAATATAAATCATATCCGGTAAAATGTAATTCAATAGATAATCCCTTAGAACCATATGATATTAATAAAACACCTGATAATCTAATTAGTATCCCTGGATTTTTTGAAAGAACCTTTTTTAATTCTACATAATTCTACATAAAACTTATTTGCGTAATATAATTTATATTGAAAATATTATCTATCAATAGATAGAATTATATAATGTCAACACCTATAAATACATTACCGTTAAAAACGCAACAATCAAGTACTGGTGATGTAAATGACATTAATGACCCAATTGTCCAAGATGTTTTAAATGAATTTCAAGAAGAACTAATGATATCAAAGCAGCCTAAAACACCACAAATATCTCATCAACAACAGCAACATCAGCAAATGCTTATGCAACAACAGCAACATCAGCAAATGCTTATGCAACAACAGCAACAACAAATGCTACAACAACCACCAATGCCACCAATGCCACCGGGTAACGGTAGTAACGGTAGTAACGGCAGTAACGGCGGTAATGGTTTAAATAAATATGATAATGTTGCTGCATATTTAGATACAGAAGTAGCAAAAAAAAGCTTGATATTAGTTATAATTGCAGTAATAATATATCATTCTGGCATTATTAATACAGTATATGAGAAGATGCCTGAATATTTACATGATAATCTAAATACTTTTGATATATATATAAAATCAATATCACTATTTTCTATTATATATGTATTATCTTTCTTTGAATATATTTAATACATTATCTATCTAAAACCCCTATATTCTGCAGAATTATTAGCATTAATACCATTAATTCCATTAATTGTGTTAACAGAATTAACATTATTTTTAACAGCACTTGAAAATATATTGAAATATTTAAGCATGAAAAAGACGCAAACGAAAAATGATGTGAATATTGCAAATATTGTTATTCCAAACAATAGCGTATATGACAAGGCATCATAATTATTTTTATTAATTACTACAATAGAAACAATAATTATAGCATATAATAGCGTAAATAGAGCAAATGCGGATATAAATAAATGTTGGTTTTTATCGCTTGCATAATATGCCCATACTAATGACCCATATACTACTAATGTAACTACAGAATACCCTAAAATTGTAAATATTTTTTCTACTATTTGATCGTTCTCTGTATTTGAAACAAAGTTTTCATACATTATTTAAATAATCTCTTAATAATAATCTATATTTTTTATTTTCATTATAATATATCATATGAAAGGCTTCCTAAATATATATTGTTAGTATCATATCCGCGTATATGTATATTTTTAGTATCTAATCCCTGGGAGCCATATACATCCTCATTATATATTCCTTTATCAACCCCATGCATTTCCTTATTATATTCTAACGGATTCACAATATTATTTTGTGCTGCCAAAAGATTCTCTTCAGTTATATAAGGAACAAGAGAATTCTCGGTGCTATTTACAGAATTGTTTGGTTGACTACTTGATTGACTTGGTATAGCAATCTTTTTTTCTGCATTAATATGGGACATATTCATTTCACATGTTTCACATGTTTCATTAGACTTACTCTTTGGCTTGTTTGTTTTGTCTTCATTGCTGTTATGGCTATGTATGTGTTCTTTGTTAGGTACTTTATCATCGGCATTGCTGCTTTCTTTTTTATTCTTGAGTTCATTTGTATATATTCTAAAATATAGTAATAATAGACAGATTGACAATATAAATCCGAAAATATTATCAATTAATAATAGGAATATCATACAAGTTAATGCTAAATAAAATTGTATCATTGAGTCTTTAAAAAGGGATTTAAATGGGATATCTTTAATAATTAATATTATAACTAATAATATCACTGCTAAAAGTCTTAAAGAATTGATAATCATTATTATTTTTTAATACTTATCTTCTACTATAATCCATATAAAAAAATGACACACATATATATATGTATTTAAATATAATAATTATTAGCAATAATAATGTATTCAATCTTATCCAAAAATGGTTATGGGATTCTAAAATCCGCATTAGATGAAAAGAAACTTGAAAATATTAGGAAGGATTTAACTATGGTACCCAAAATTAATTTTGATATGGGAGCATCAAAAAATAATTCTTCTTCTGTTGATGAATTAACATTTGAGTTATATAGTGAAAATGAAAAAAGAATCTATATTCCCCGATTTTATGGGTTGCAAAAGTATGGCATGCCTTCATTATGTAAATTAACAAGCGGTGAAGATATAAATGTTGAATTTATTGGTTCTTTAAGAGAAACGCAACAAGAACCCATTGAAAACTTTTTAAAAGCCGCAAGAGACCCTCTTAAAATGGGTGGTATCATATCTGTTCCTTGTGGGTATGGTAAAACTATCATGAGCCTCTATATTGCTTGTCAATTGAAAAAGAAAACAATGTTTATAAGCCATAAGGACTTTTTAAATCAACAATTTATTGATACTATTGAACAGTTTGCACCTGGTGCAAAAGTTGGAATAATTAAACAGAAGAAAGTAGATGTTGTTGGGAAAGATTTTATAATTGCATCGCTACAATCTCTTGCAATGAGAGACTATGATATTGGTATATTTGATGATATTGGGTTTGTAATAATTGACGAGGTACATCATACAGGAGCTCAAGTATTTTGTAAAGCATTCCGAAAATTAAACAACCCCGTAATACTTGGGTTATCAGCAACTTTGAACAGGAAAGATGGAATGCGAAGAGTATTTGAATATTACATAGGGAAGTCTGTATATACTTTAAAGAATAAGGAGTTTTGTGATGTTGATGTACAGGTTCATAAATATTTTGAAACGCATATTGATTATTCTACTGTAAAACTTATGTGGAACGGAAAAGAGAATGGCGCGGGAATGATTAATAATGTATGCTCTTTTAAACCAAGAACAGAATATATAATTTCCCTATTAAAAGATATACTATGCAAAGAACCAGATAGACGCGTACTTATTTTAAGTGAACGCCGTAATCAATTAAAGGATATTGAGAGATATATTATTGATTGTAATATTGCTTCCGGAGGCTATGGATTTTATGTAGGTGGTATGAAACAAGCGGATCTTGCACTTTCAGCAGAAAAGCAAATAATTCTCGCAACATATCAGCTGGCAAGCGAGGGATTCAATGTGCCCTCTTTAAATACAGTAATATTTGCAAGTCCTATATCAGATATTCAACAATCTATTGGGCGTATTTTAAGAGAAATTCCTGAAAAACGAAAATACACTCCATTATGTATTGATATCCTTGATGACTTCTCAATATTTAAAAGAAAAGGAGCTGCAAGACAAAAATTTTATAATACCAATAAATACAAGGTATCCTTTTACATTGATAATGAAAAGATTGAAAGCGAAGAGAATATTGTAAATGATAATGATGATGCCATTGACGCAGATAATACAAAAAAGAAGGCTCTATTCATTGAAGAAGATGATTAATTATAATTATTATTATAATATTATAATATAGTAAAAGAATTAAATATTTATTATGAAATATGAAGGATATTATTATCTTCTATTTTTTATATTTATAGGAATATTATTAATCGCATTTTATTACAATATGCTACAACAGCAGCAGCAACAGCAGCAGCAGTTGCATAATCAACAGCACCAAAATCTGCAACAATATCATATGCATCAGCATAAAATGATGACATCAAAGCCTACTAAATATAGTAATGCAGATGATGATCATATTAAATTATATAAAGATGATAGCATATATAAAAAAACAAATAATATAAAAAATTACACATATAACATAGAGAATGTTGATATTCTTAAAGGTAATACAAGCAATAGCGAGAATAAATTAGGAAATCAAAATCGTTGTTTATATGAACCAGAATTAGAAGAAGTATATAACACTACTTTAAGAGGGACTCCAAATGATCCTGAAGAAATTAATGAGATATATAACTATAGCGTAAGACCTAATAAAACTGATTTGCCTATTGTAAATGCTCCATTGCATTTACTACAAACTGATGAACCACTAAGATTGTCTGAGAAGAGACATTCTGCTTAATTTTTAATATTTTCAATTATTTTGGTGAAATTGTTATACTTAGCAAAGATTTCATTTTTTACCGTGGAGCATACATTATTATATTTTGCAAATGCATTGAAATTTCTTATAAAATTATTTATTTGTTTTTCAGTATTCACATTATACTCATATGTGAGTGGATTCATATTGAAATAGCAGTTGAGGTGCACAGTCTTAGAAAGTCTTAAATTTTTCCAATTAGTATCGCAATTAATACACCAGTGCCTAAGCACTACTTCTTCGCCTTCTTCATCTTCACTGTCAGTATCATAATTTGGTACTAATTGTTTAGTTTCCAACCCAATATTATCATAATATACGCTTTTATCTGTATTCACCATCATCATGGACATATCATAAAACTTCTTAAGACTTTCATTTTTCTCCAATTCCTCAAAAGGCATTACAATTTCATTAACATACTTACCCCTATAAGAATGAGGATCAACTTTTTCAATGTATATATTCTTACCTTTCTTACTGAATAAGACAATGAAAGGCGACCTGTTGTGATGAAAATGATATGCGGACAACTCAATCTCTCCAGTGTTATGCTCTACAAATTCTTCCGTATTGTTAGTCACAGCAGTAGCAGCGGTAGCAGCAGTAGCAGCAGTAACAGCGGTAGCAGCGGTAGCAGCAGACATTTTAATATCAGTAAAGTTTGATAGAGTTTGCTGAAAGTTTTTTGTTGAAGACTTTAAGTTCTCTGGGTGTTTCTTGGCGCAGAAGACAAGACGGGCAAACAGCGGTTGGCGCGTAATTATATTTTTAAAAATATGTAATCAATTTTTATTTTTTTATTATAAATATTATAACAAATGTATTCTAATGGAATATTTGATCACTTTATTCTAATTGCGGACTTACACATTTATTATTTACATCGTAAATCAACTCCTCTATATATCGGTGATTGATATGAAAATTCAAGATGTCAATTAAGAATTCACGCTCTTTTAGTTTAGTACTTGATAAATATGGTAATCCACCATCCTGCGTTTCTATAACATCAATGTTGGTGTATAATACTCGTTTTATATAATTATATAATTCTAATATATAATATAATAGCTCAGCTAAACAACTAAAATTGTCATGCTTCTCTAAAATAAATCCATTACTATTTATTTTTATATTACAATTAAGAATATTCATATTGATGAAATATTTGTCATTTAATATTTCATAATATTTATTGCAATTCTTATATAAATCCTCAATTAATAAATTAAATATCCCTATATTATTTACGATAATATCTAATGGTCTCGTATAATATGATTTGTAATATAAAGAGCTATTATAAAAATGTTCTAACTCATATTCTATATTATAGCTGCAATACTTGGCATCAATAATATACTCAGAGTATTTATTTTCTATAATACCACCATATATATCTGTAATAAAATCATAATAATTTAAATTATCTATACAAGGATTCTTTGTTATACTTAGCAATTTATTAAAGTAG